TGTGGCAGCGGCTCGATCGCTACGGCATGGACCCGCCTGCGAGCGAAGTGCCGATCACGTTCGAGGCATCGAATGGGTACCAGCTGGGCATCAACCGAATCAAGTTGGCGCTGCCCCCTGCGGGTAGCGGCGGTAATCCAGAGCAATACGTTGGCTCGCAGGTTCGCACGAGTATATGGGATGAACCATCGGTGATTTGGGATGCAGTGCCTGTTCGTGCGACTCGCCAACTGCGGCGATATCAACCGGTCTTCCAAGACGATGTAGACATTAACCTCGCTGCATTGACGCCTGAGTTGCGGCGTCGAGCCGAGGAAGTGTTGGCTAATAACCTTTACGAGATTCCTGCCGATATGCAGGACGAGGGGCGGCCACTGACCCCAGAGACTTTGACACAGGCTATTGATACGTTCGACGGATTGCGTGATCGTATCGACAGCCATATCACTGAGGACGACACACTCTAACCACGGAGGTTTGAAATTGAGTTTTGAGCGTCCGGGCTTTAAGCCCAACATTCAGCGTAACCAGAAGATGAGTCGTGCGAACGACGTATTCTTCACCATCCCGCCCGACAAGACGGCGCGTCTGCGCTTTCTTCCCCCGGCCACGGCTGATGGGCTCGTGTTCTCGCTGTCCGTAAATCACTTCAAGATCAACGACGCTGAAGGCAAGTCGATCGCATTGGCGTGCCTTAATCAGCATGGCGAGGGCGAGTGCCCCACTTGCGCCATCGTTGATGAACTGTACCGTTCGAGCGACGCGGCTGACAAGAAGCTTGCTAACGAGCTTCGCGCCAGTGCGCGCTATAACGCACAGGTACTGCTGGCCGAAAAGGATGCAGAAACTGGGAAGCTGGTCTATGAAGGACCACGCATGATCGGTCTTAGTAAGACCGTGGCGGACGATGTAATCCAGTTCCTGACCAACCAAGAGGCTGCCGGTGACGACTTCTTCTGCGACGTCGATAAGGGTCAGGACTTGTTCCTCACTCGTAAGGGGTCGGGGTTCAGTACGAAGTACACCATCGACAGAAGCGGACAGAAGGCGTCGCTCGATGAGATTATGCCGGGCTGGCAGGAGAAGTTCTGGCAGGACCCGTACAAGGTTCTTGGCCTCAAGATCGTTGATCGAGATACCATGCTTGCTCTGCTCAAGGGCACGTATGCCAATCAGATTGACTTCGACGGCCTCAAGGCTGCGGGCATTATCTAATGGACCCGATTCGTACACTGTACGAACGGATGAAACTACAGGGATTCGAGTCGGTTCGGGGGTTCAAGCCCCCGCCGATTCGGTTCCGTGCATCGGAGTCCAGCGATTGTCCGCGTAAGATTTTCCATCGACTTCAGGGCGCTCGGCCCGCACCCGACACACCGACCGGTATGATCTATGGTTGGTGCGGTGACGTCGATCACGATTTAACCCGGCAGATGTTCGATCATTACAACATACCGGTGAGTGGAATCGTGCTCAACGAGGACGGCTCAGTCGAGGAAACAGAGAGCATGACACGCATGGCTACAGCGGAATTCCCAGATGGGAGCGTGGAGATTGAGTTGTCGGCCAGACTTGACGGCCTCATCACCACACCGCTCGGGTTCTGTGTGTTGGAAATCAAAGGAACGGGTTTCAATTCGTACAGGTGGCTGAATGATGCGTGGAAGAAGGGCGGGGAGGAAGCTGTACTTGAACGAGTGAAAGAAAAGCACAAGTACTGGTATACGCAGTGTCAGGTATCGATGTACCTGATTCAGCAGAAGTATCCAGAAATCCAGCACGCTTATCTGGTGGTCAAAGATCGATCATCGGGGGCGCTTGGCTTCTTCGATGAGAAGCGCGGATACGGTGCGGTTCACATTCCGTTCGACCTCGCAGAGTTGCAGGGGATTGTTCAGCGAATGGGTATGATTCGCCGTGCTCTCGATACTGGTAACCCACCGACCCGTCGCATTGAGGGGTCTCTGGATTGTTCGTGGTGCCCGTTCCACTATCTGTGCTACGGCATGGAAGAGCGACGGCGCAAAAAGAAGACGCCCGAGATACTGTATCCCGGGCCGCAGATTGACATTCATGAGTAATACTGCGTATGCTATACTGCTTACCGTTCTCTTTGTGGTGGTATGCGGAGTCTACGCAGTCATGGGAGGTTTCGACGACGATGCCGACGATTAGCTATCCGACCAGCAAGAAGCACATCTACTTGTCTGGTCCGATGCGAGGTCACGACGACTTCAACTTCCCCCGCTTCTATGCGGTGGAAGGGATGCTCCAACTGTGGGGATGGAAAGTAACCAGCCCTGCTCGTATGGACATGGACGAGAATCAGGCGCACTTCAACAAGGCCGAGGGCCGCATCCTGCCCAACTCGGCGTTCACGATTCAGGACGCGCTGCGCCGCGACTACAAGGTGGTGCTCAACGTTGATGCTATCGCTGCCCTCCCGGGCTGGGAGAATAGCGAGGGAGCGTGTCGGGAAATCGCTATCGGTTTGGATATCGGCATTCCGATCTACCCCGTCGATCCCAATAACGGGAAGCTTGGAGTGGCCCTTGACCCGGCGCTCTGCCGCCAGTCCATTCACAACCGACTGGCTCCGAGGGCTGCATAACATGGCCGAGGCCACCAAGTATGACAAGGGCAAAGCGCCCATGTCCATGCTCCCCTATCACGGCATGGAAGAGATTGCACAGGTACTGGCGTTCGGTGCGAACAAGTACGGTCGAGACAACTGGCGACAGGGAATGGCTTGGAGCCGCATGGTGGACGCAGCAATGCGTCATTTGTCCAGCATGGCGGACGGGGAACTGCTCGACCCGGAGTCGGGACTGCCTCACGCGGCTCACGCCGGGTGTTGCATTATGTTTCTTCTTGACTACCTGCATACGCACCCGGAGTGCAATGATATCCTGTTTAGAGCGAGCATGGGGAAGGTGACAGATGGACTTAGTTCAGTCAACAATGCTCCGGGCGTATATGCGCCGGGAAGCATGGTTAGACTACAAGGATAGTCTCAAGCCTGAACTGATGGGGAATGCAACGGCCACGGCCCTGCTCACCCATCTGAACCAGCTTCACGAATCCAGTGAGACGGCAGAACTGACGTTCGATCAGGTCGCCATGCACATTGACGCCACCTACGGTGACAATGAAGCTGTGCGGGGACGCCGCACTGAACTACTGACCGGGTTGCAGCACATGCAAGATGTGCCGCCCGTCAACAACGAGGATGGTGTTGTTCACGAAATCTTCAAGCGATATCTCGCTCGAGAGTGGGGACGCCTCACCGCCCGTACTCTCCTCACAGAAATCACTTCCGGCTCCCTTAGCTTTGCAACTGCTGAAGAATATCTTTGTAATGCAGTTGATGCGGTTGAAGGAAGGCGGGAAACAATCCTTGATTATGGTGATGTCTTGCTTCCGAGCCTCGACTCCGATAGGCCGGGTATTGTTTCTACCGGTCTTTCTAACCGGCTTGATACTGCAATACGTGGCGGCATTGGTAATGGGGAGCTTCTGCTTTTTGCTGGCGGTACTGGTGCTGGTAAAACATCTGCTCTTACTGCCACTGCGGGTTATCTCTTATCGCAGGGAAAGCACGTCCTCTACGTCACCTTTGAAATCAACGACATAATGACAGCCCGCCGTGTTGACTCGAACCTTACCGGTCTGAGTTACGACGGTATGCTGGCAACGCCCGGAGTGCTCGAAACCGTAAAGCGGCGAGTGCTCAGCAAGGGCGGTACGCTTTACATCAAGAACTGGTCCCACGTTAAGGTATCGGCCAATAATGTCCGCACGCTGGTGAAGAACCTGCGCCGTAGAGGTAAGCCGGTTGACGTGGTAATCATTGACTACATCGGTCTGATGGTGCCCGATACGTTCATGCAACGCCGCGAGATTCGTCATAACTATGGGGCGGTCGTCGAAGATGTTCGACGCATCGCCGCAGAGCTTGGCGTACCCATCTTTTCAGCGTGGCAATTGAACAGAGAAGGACACACTGCCGATACACCGGAGCTTACTCACTTCTCTGAGTCGTTCGACCCTGCACGCACGGCTGATGTGGTCATTGGACTGATGGGTTCTTCCCAAGAGCGAACAACGAAACGGATGCGCGCCATTGTTCTCAAGCAGCGGCAAAGCACGTTGAGACCGATGTTCTATCTGAACGTGGACCTTGACCGGAACACGTGGCGGGACGACAACACCAATCCAGAAGGGACACAAGAAGTTGAAACGGCTATGGCCCAAGACGCTCCTAATGCGGTTGATTCTAGTGGCCGCCCTTATCGTCAGCACGATGCTGACAGATTGCGAGGTTAACATTGGCCACAAAGGCACGACGGGCGCGTACTTCCAGTGCGTCGTCACAAAGACAGTCGCCCCCGAACGTCCGGCCCAAAGCGGTTACTCAAAACCGGCGATTGACTAAGCGGCGTAAGTCCGTGAAAGATCGTTGGGTTGTGGGGATTGACCCGGGATTTGGCATGACGGGTCTGGTGCTGATGCACGGCGAGACAGTCGCGGCGTTCGCATCCTACACGTCACCGCCAGAGGACAACGTGATTGGTAGGGTAACTTCCATGAGCAACTCGATCGTCACCCAGATTCTGAAATGGGTGTGGCAGTTTGAGCTTACGGAGTTATCCATCTCCATCGAGACGCCGATCTACAAGAACAATGCGGGCACGCTGATGCTACAGATGCGACTCTTTCAGGACATTGAGAGCGGCCTGTACCATCTGATTGCCCCCGAGTTGACAGTGTGCGACGTGTACGAAGTCAACCCGACCACATCAAAGACGCTCGCCACTGGCAACGGCAAGGCGTCGAAGGGCGAGATAATTACAGCCAGCCCACTTCTGTCGCTCTGGGGAGAGAACCCTGCGCCGCAGGAAGTGATGGAAGCCATAGCCGATGCGTGGGCACACAGCCTCGCCGTCTATGAGGATACCATCGGGGGTGTGGACATGGTGAATCTTGCCTACGTTCAATGCAATCAAACATCGGACGTCGTGCTGATCGACGTACCGAACGAGGAAGGGGACTATGTTGAGTAAGATTCTGTACCTGATCGGTTCCGTCTGCTTCTTCATCGGCACGGTTGTGTCGATCTGGGAGAAGTAATGCAGCCCGATGCACCGACAAAGGGGACGCCCCGCGAAGAGGCGCTCATCATCGCCGCCGAGATTGCGGAACTGGCGAGGCTGGGCAAGA